GGTTTGGGTTATGAAATTTGGGTCAATAACAACAGGTATTATAGCGGATGGGCTAGTATTCAATATGGATCCTGCTAATAGGGCAAGTACTATACCTAGTACTAGTACTACTGAAACATTTAATACATTAGACTTATCTCAAAGTGGATCATTTTCTGATAATGGTATATTTGATTCTAGTACTGTTACACCTAGTTTTGCTTTTGGAGGAACAGATAGTTATATAGATACAACACTTGATATAGATGCAAATTCTGATTTTTCTATTTCTTTTTGGTTTAATTGGGATCAAGATCAAAAAGTAATTATTACTGATGGTGATTTTGATGCTTGGTCAACTATTGGTTATGGTTTTCAAATTATGAGTAATGGTTCTGTAAGGCTTATTGTTGGTGATAATGGTTCTTCAACTGGTAAAGATATATCTTCAACTGCTGGTAGTATATCTGCTAATACTTGGAATCACATAGTTGGTGTGTGTGATTTAAGTAATGAAATAAGATTATATTTAAATGGAACAAGTTTAGATAATACAGCAGTTGGTAGCAGTAGAAATGAAACTTCAAATAATTTAAGAATAGCTGGTGATTATTCTTCTTCAAAAAGATTATTTAATGGTAATATAGGACCTGCTCAAATTTACAGCCGCGCCTTATCATCAACAGAAATCAAACACAACTATAACGCATTAAAAGGGAGGTTTGTTTAAATATTTATAATCATGGCAGGAGCAAAAACGGGTATAAACGGACAAATAAACAATAATATTGTTACAGATGGATTAGTATTTTATATTAATCCTGCATATAAAAAATCATATCCAAGGAGTGGTACTACTGTTACTGATATAATAGGAAATACTACGGGTACTTTAAGTGGAGCAGGTGGTGGTAATAATACACCACAATTTCAAAATACAAATGGAGGAATTTTAGATTTTGATGGTACAGATGATAGAATAAATATTCAAGATGGTACTAGTGGTCCCTATAATAATTTAGGAGCAAATACTACATGCAATATATGGGTAAATTTTGATTCTACAGGACCTGGAACGTTAGTAGGTGGTTCAGATTATAGTAGTGGTGGATATTTTTTTTACGCTAGTATTTCAAGCGCCTATTCAAGTTATATGGGTTCATATGATCAAGGTACTTGGAGTGGTACTTTTTCTGTTGGAGAATGGATAAATTATTGTGTTACCAAAAATGATAGTGGTAATGTTGTATGGTACGGAAATGGTCAACAATTAGATACAGGAACAGTAAATGCAAATGCGAATATAGGTTTTTGGTCCATAGGGGCATATATAGGAGGAACTGTTGCTTTTAACGGTCAAATGGGACCTGTACAAATTTATACTCGCGCCTTATCAGCAAACGAAGTCCTCCAAAACTATCAAGCTCAAAAAGAAAGATTTGGATTATAGTAAAATTTTTCGTATATTTACCCCAAACTCTTAATGGAAAAAACAGGTTATATAGAAAAAATAGAATATCTCTTTAATGAAGCTCAACATTTAGAAATATACATGCCAGGATTATCAAGATGGCATCGAGTTACCCCAAACGATTTTAGATCATTTGATGGTAAAAGAAAAATACAAGGTAAAGATTATGAAGGTCCGTTATATGCTTACGGAACTAATCGAAAAGTTTCACCAAAACATAATAGTAAAATTGTAGAGAGCGAAGTAACTAAAGCTCGTGCATTAATATCCCAAAAAATACGCTAATGTCTAAAGCTAAAATTAAAAAAATAACAGTAGAACAAGCCTCTCAGTATTTTAGTAAAGATGAAGATTTAATAGATTCACCTATTCGTTTTTATACTAAAACAGAAGATGAAGATGGTTGGGATTTAATTACATATTATACCTCTAGACGTAAAGATATATATGCTAACCGTGGTGAAGCTGATCAATGGGTTTACATATTATCAAACCCAACACTACCTAATATATTTAAAATAGGTTATACAAAAAATGAACCTGAGGTTAGAGCTAAACAAATTAGTGCTTCCACTGGTGTAGCATTACCATATAAAGTAGAATGGGCATTTCAATGCTTTAATGGCGAGCAATTAGAACATGAAGTCCACGAAGAATTAGCAACTTACCGCGTGAATCAACAACGGGAATTTTTTGATATACCACTTATTGAAGCACAAGAGGCAATTGAAAAACTCGGTAAAAATTACATATAATGAGAAATATTAAACAAGAATTACTAGAAATTGAAGGAGGGAATTTTCCACAATGGTATGCCTCACTAACAAAGTTAGAACAAGTAGAATATTCCATTGCATTGGAACAATTAAGTAAAGAATTTAGAAGTTAATTTCCTCTAGTCATATCCAAGTCACATATGACGTTTTTTTCTTTAATTTAATTTGGCATGTATTGTAATAGTACTATATTTATTACGGACATGAATATTAACCACATATTTAATCTATTTGGAGGTGACCCTAAAAAATACACTGATGAGCCACCTTCTACCATTAATATGGCTGATTTTGAGAAAACCCCAACCTATAAAGTTGGAATGTTTAAAAAAATAATATTAAATCAGCATGTATTTCAAAAGAAACTTATCAATATGTTTAAAACTCCCCAAGATGATTATGGAATGGATGGAATGGAAGATATGGGAGAATATATAGCACACCATAGAGCCTGGAGTTATATTAAAGATTGTCTGGTAGATGATGAGATATGGCAAGGTAGTTTAAGAATTCAACACGATGATCATTTAGAAACCTCAGTAAAATTATCAATATCCTATTTTGAAGACACAGAAGAATATGAAAAATGTGCTTTTCTTATGAAAATTCAAAAATATCTTGAAAGTAGTTTGGAGTTGAAATCTTAACATTGTATATTCCCATCACGGGGTTTGAAAAAAAGTATAATAAAAAAGTGTGACAAGGTGACACACGGTAATATCACGAACGCCTAATATAAACAAATAAAGTTATGATGAGAAATAAATCACTAGCACAAAGACGTCTTTTTAAATTAGCAGGACAGCTAAAACAATTAGATACTAACATTCATAGAGGAGGAAATAAAGATGCTATTAATGCTACTCAGAGAGAAATTACAGAAACCATCCAGGATTTAATGGATATTATAGAAAGAGAAGATTAATGGTTTTAACAGCAGAACAAATTCAATCAAATTGGAATAAATTCCTATCTAATATTGAAAAATATATTACAGGAGATCGTAAACAGCTATTACTTGATTTTTATAATAAATTTGAAGAACGAGTAGCAATGATGCCTGCTTCCCATAAGAAGGAATACCATTCAGCATTCCCAGGTGGATATGTTGATCATGTAAATAGAGTAGTTGAAGCCTCTCTTAAAATGTATGATGTATGGGCAGAATTTGAAATGGATAGATCAACATTTACCATTGAAGAATTAGTATTTTCAGCTATAAACCACGATTTAGGTAAAATGGGGGATTCAGAGCATGAATCTTATATCCCCCAAACCGATAAATGGAGAAAAGATAAATTAGGTGAAGATTATATGCATAATAAAAAAATAGCATTCGCTGCTGTTCCTGATAGAGGTTTATTTTTACTCCAAGATCATAATATTAAGTATACATTTAATGAAATGGTTGCAATTCAAACCCATGATGGGTTATATGATCCTGCTAATGATAAATATTTAAAATCATATATGCCAGAAACTAAACCAAGAACTTCATTACCTTTTATCTTACATCAAGCAGATATGATGGCAGCAAGAATTGAGTTTGAAAAAGAGTGGTTACCTAAATTTAAAGGTAAAACCCCAAACGAACCTAAAGTAAAAAAATTAGATGTAAAAACTAAAGCACTTGGCTCGATTAAAAGTGAAGGTTTAAAAAATATGTTAGATAGTTTATGATAGAGGTAATTACCATTTCAGTTTTATCAGTATTAGTAGTAATCTTTGGATTTACTACTTTTAACTTACTCCGTAAAAATGAAAAACAAGAGGATATTTTAGATACTCAAGAAGAAGTTTTAGCTGGGTATTTAGACTATTTAGATAAAATTTCTAGAACAATAGAAGCGTCGGATAAAAAACTTAAAGAAATAGACCGTGCAGGTACATTTAAATCTGATGATGAGGTTGGGTTTTTCTTTAAATCTATCCAAGGCATTCAGGATATCTTAAATGATTTCAAGTTAAGAAAATTAAAATGATCACCGTGGCTAAGAAAAGAAGACCCAAGAGTAAAAACTACTTTACTAAAGATACTGAAAACGCTATTGTTAAATACAATAATGAACCAAACCCAGAAATAAGAAGTAATATATATAGGGATGAAATCCATTATGCTTTTTTTAAATTAACAGAAAACATAATCCATACTTTTAAATTTTATTACACTGAAGTAGACCAAATAGAACATCTACAACATGAGGTAATAACATTTTTACTTTCAAAGTTACATTTATTCAACCCAGATAATGGGGCTAAAGCATATTCATATTTTGGTACTATAACAAAAAACTGGTTAATAGTATATAATACAAAAAATTATAAAAAACGTGTACAAACAGCACCTGTAGATGAATTATTTAAGGATGATAATTACTCATATCAAATGGGTGAAGAAAAAGAAAAAGATAAATTATCTATTTTTATAGATAGTTATATTAAATATGTAGAAGATAGATTTGATACTTTTTTCCCTAAGGGTAATGATGCTAAAGTAGCAGATGCTATACTAGAATTATTTCGTAAAAGAGAAAATTTAGAAATATTTAATAAAAAAGCCTTATATATTTACATAAGGGAAATAATGGCTGCTCATGGTCTAGAAGTTAAAACACCTAAAATTACCAAAATAGCTACTAAATTATATGGTTTATTTAAAGGTAGTTATGTTTTTTACCTAGAAACGGGTTACATAGATTTTGAAAGATCTTAATTAATCATATTTATACGAGAACAAAATGTATAACTATGAGCCATTTAGACAAAAACATATTCGGTAAAAAATCATACTCAGATTTACTTAAAGAAATTTACGATAATCAAAAGAAGAAAGAAACACAAATTAGCGCATTAATCAATGAGCT